GTAAAAAGGGATCTCAGAAGGTAACCTTTGAACCAGAGCAAATAGCCGAGGTAACAGAAGATATTGTTAAGCAATTAAAAAGGCCTCGCGGTCGTCCCACAATGTATGATCCCACATGGATGAAATCATGTATAATTGACATGGGTTCTGAAGGCGCATCTAAGGCTGAAATGGCTGCAGAACTCGGTATTTCTAAGGATACATTCCACGAATGGGTCAAAAAACACGAAGATTTTGCTGAATCCGTAAAAGAGGCAACCTTGCTTTCACAAGTTTGGTGGGAAAAGAACGGGCGCAGGGCGATCTTTAATAGCCAAGGGTTTAACGTCACAGGCTGGATCTTTCAGATGAAGAACCGCTTTGGCGATGATTGGCGAGACGTAAAGCAAACAGAGCTGTCTGGGCCTAATGGCGGCCCGATCGAGACAAAGACCGAAGCGCGGTTCAATGTCGAGGCAATGGACATCGAAGAGCTTGACGTTTTAGAGGCATTATTGATTAAGGGTCTGCAACCAGAGGGCAGTTCAGACGATGATGAAGGCGAAGATTGAAGGCTGCACTTATCTGAGATCCGCGTCTTATCACACTTTTGGATGGCTTCGCCGCCCAGAGATGGATAACGAACTCACAGGCTATTGCTATGAGCATCCTGACGGCACTCAGATCTTTACCTGTGATCCGCACCATAGATTTACCCTCACCCTCGATGTTTGGGTGGACGATGAAGCTCAAGAGCTTTTCTGCACCATATCCGAGGAAATAGAGGACAAGCGTTCCAGATGGATTTAGACCTATTCAGGAGGGCAGGGAGAGATCCTGAGCTATTGCTATCTGATGTCCGCAAGGAAAAGGCCGAGCGGTCCTTGTATTCATTTCTAGAGCAGGCGTGGAAGTATATTGACGCATCCCCGTTTGTCCCCGGCTGGCCTCTCGAGGCAGTGTGTGAACATCTGCAGGCCGTTGTCGATGGCGATATACGCCGCCTGATCATCAATATCCCGCCGCGTATGGGTAAGTCATCAATCACCTCGGTGGCCTTGACTGCGTGGTGCTGGACACAGAGACAAAAGCTCGTCACGTCTGGTCCGCAAACGAACTTTCTTTATGCATCATATGCTAATCGCCTTTCGCTGCGTGATAGCGTTAAATGCCGCCGCCTTATCGAAAGCCCTTGGTATCAAGCCAATTGGGGCGATCGGTTCTCACTGACGGGCGATGTTAACACCAAGAACATCTTTGAAAACAATTTCAAGGGCGTACGACAGATCACATCGGTTGACGCGGGTACAACAGGCTTTGGTGGCGATATCATTGTGGCTGACGATCCTAATGCCGCCAATGAGCTGTCTGACGTAAACCTTGAGAGCACGATCGAGTGGTGGACTGGCACAATGTCTACCCGTCTCAACAATCCTAAGAAGGGCGCTTTTGTTGTAATTCAGCAAAGACTGCATGAGCGAGACATGACGGGCTTTTTGCTTGAACAAGACGCAGACTGGACGCATCTGTGTCTGCCTATGCGTTATGATCAAACAAGATCATTCGTCACATCAATCGGCTGGGAAGATCCCCGACAAGAGGATGGGGAGCTGCTCTGGCCTGAACGATTTGGAGAAGAAGATGTTAGACTATTAGAAAAACAGCTCGGCCCTTGGTCTGCAGCAGGTCAATTGCAACAGCTACCTCGACCAAAAGGTGGCGGCGTGATCGATGTCGATGACTGGGTCACATGGGAATCCGAAAGCTATCCGCCTTTCGATTACATCATGATGAGCCTCGACACCGCGTATACCGAAAAGCAAGAGAATGACTTTAGCGCATGCACTGTGTGGGGCATCTTTAGCCATAATCCCAATGCCGTCACATCAAAGACGACAACAGCCGATGGTAAGACCTTCAATGTCAAGCGTGAATATGGTGAACAAGCCCCACGCCTGTTTCTCATGTATGCATGGCAGGATCGCCTGACGTTTCCAGATCTGGTGACGAGGATTGAAAAGACCGCCAAGACCTTCAAAGCTGACCTGCTAGTAATTGAATCGAAAGCATCTGGAATGTCCGTGGCACAGGAGCTTCAACGGCGGTTCAGCAATTCTGAATTTATGGTTACGACCAATAACCCCGGCAATGTTGATAAATTGAGCCGTCTGTATTCCGTACAGGGGATGTTTAAAGATCAGCTAATTTATGCGCCAGATAAGATCTGGGCCACAATGGTAATCGAGCAGGTCGCATCCTTCCCAAAGGGTAAGCATGACGATTTGGTTGACACTGTAAGTCAGGCTGTTCGGTATGTACGCGACATGGGGTTGCTAAAACATGGCGTAGAGCATAGAGCAGAAATCGATGACATGCGCCGCTTTAAAAGCGGACCACCTCAACCCCTTTACCCAGTGTGATATAATGTTTGTACCTGCGAGAGCGATTGTCGATAAATTAAACCTTGGCGTTAATCTGTGGCGTGTTGAAGTATGGGGTGATGAGCCCTTCGATTTCATCCGCATCTATACGATTCAGGCTTTAACTGATACATTGGCTGCCAATGAAGGGTTGCGCCTCTTCACTGAAGAAATGCAAAATGGGGGTGCAGAAGATACTGCATCCGAAAAGGAATAATCATGCCTGCTACACCCGGCCTCGTGCCCAACATTCGCTTGGACCCACAAGAGATTGCCTATAATCGCTCCCAGCCCGAAGTGATTGTTGAGGCTGGTGATGATGATGAGGTGTCCACGCCGCACATGGACGATAAGGGCAATATTTTAAAGATTGAGCACGAAGATGGATCAATTACAGTCTCTCTTGATGGAAGTTCGTTGGCAGATCGAGAAAATAAGGATAGAGCTGGTTGGTTTGATAATCTTGCTGAATATATTGACGCAAATGAGCTTTCGCGTATTTCGCATGATTTGCTACAGGGCATCGAAGAAGACATCGAAAGCCGCAAAGAATATATTGAGGATCGTGCTCAAGGGCTTAAGCTTCTTGGGCTAAAGATTGAAATTCCGGGGCTGCAAGGCGCAGCCGATGGCGCTCCCGTTGAGGGAATGTCTAAGGTCCGCCATCCATTGCTGCTCGAGGCTGTGTTGCGCTTTCAAGCTAATGCTCGATCTGAATTGCTGCCGACCGATGGGCCTGTGAAGATCCGCAACGACAACAACAATGCTAATCTTCAAGAAGACACAGCGGCAAACAGTTTAGAGAGAGATATGAATCACTATCTAACTGTGACGGCACATGAGTATTACCCAGACACCGACCGCATGCTATTTATGACGGGCTTTGGTGGCTGCGGGTTCAAGAAGGTTTATTTCTGCCCATTACGCAATCGCCCTGTGTCAGAGGCCGTTGATGCGGATGATATCATCGTAAACAATTCAGCGACCGATTTACGCAATGCAAAGCGTGTGACGCATCGCAGTTACATGAAGCCATCTGTGGTTAAGCGCCTGCAGATCCTCGGCACATATCGCGACATTGAACTCAGTCAGCCCCACGCTCCTAAGTTTGACGCTGCTAAATTAGAGAAGATGGCGCAACAGGGCGTGTCACCATCCGAAAAGAACATTTATGACCGCGACCGCGAAATCTATGAGTGCTATTGCGAATTAGATATCAAAGGCTATGAGCATAAGTGGAAGGGTAAGGAAACAGGCCTCGAGATCCCTTATTGCGTGACCATTGATGTCAGCTCTAAGCAAATCTTATCGATCGTACGCAATTACGATGAAGACACAGAGAAGCTCCCAGAGCCTCGTGCAAACATCGTCAAATATCCATTTGTGCCGGGCATGGGGTTCTATGACATCGGCCTTCTGCATATTCTCGGCAATACAACCAATGCTGTGACGGCAGCTTGGCGTGAACTGCTCGATGCTGGTATGTATTCAAACTTCCCCGGCTTCTTGATTGCAGACACAGGCGCTCGTCAAAACACTAATCTATTCCGCATCCCGCCCGGTGGTGGTGCTTTGGTTAAAACAGGCAATATGTCGATCAAAGACGCAATTATGGCATTGCCTTACAATCCACCTTCACCTGCCCTTATGCAGCTCGTTGATAACGTGGCGCAGACAGGTATGCGAATCGGTGGGACATCAGAACAGCAAGTTGGCGAGGGCCGTGCCGATGCGCCTGTTGGCACTACACTGGCAATGATTGAACAAGCATCGAAAGTCATGAACTCGGTGCACAAGCGCCTTCACGCTGCACAGGCTGAAGAGTTCCAATTGCTCGTTCGTACATTTAAAGAACATCCAGAGTCATTTTGGCAAAAGAACAACAAGCCTGCTTATGACTGGGATGAACAGACATTTCTGCAGGCCTTAGAAGATTGTGAACTGACACCACAGGCTGATCCGAACACATCAAGTCACACACAGCGCCTTATGAAGATTGTGGCGTTGAAACAGCTCCAAGCCGGCAATCCATCGATGTATGATCCTATCGCGATCGACACTGCAGCCTTAAAGGCAATTGGTTGGAGCAACCCAGAACAGTTCTTCGTGCCTCCATCAGCACAAGGTCAAATCCCGCCTGAGCTGCAGCAAAAGATGAAGATGCTGCAACAAAAAGACCAAGAGATTCAGATTAAGGATAAGGAAATCCAAGCGAAGGCCGCCCTTGATCACGCTCGTGCTCAAGAGGCTCTGGCTCGTGCCCATATGCCACAGGGCGCAGAACATGCCCCAGAGGGCAATAATCAGCCAGATGAAGCCCAGATGATGATTGCACGGGCTCGTATGCTTGATGCTCAAACCAAAGCTCGTCAGATAGGTTCCCGTGAACAAGAACTCTCCGCTCAACAGCAAAGTGATGATCTTGATCGCATGAGCAAAGAGCACATCGAGAAGATGAACATCATCAAAGAATTGATTGTTCACCCTGAGATCTCTGGCCTTGCCCAAAGTGAACTAAAGTCTAATAAGGAATAGCTATGGCTCTCAACTCTATACGCAGCGCAATAACAACCGCTCGGCGTGTAGTAGTTGAACGTCCACATCTTGCTGGCGGTGGATCAGGTGGAGCTGGAGCAGGCGCTGGGGCAGGTGCTGCAGGCGCATCAGGTGCTAGTGCTTCCGCTGTATCGGCGGGTGATCCCAATGCCGTTGCTGGGCCTTCCCAGCCTGCTGGATACGTTGCTGGAC